AAGGGCAACATCATCAAGAGTTTCGATCACTTAATGGACGGCACACGCTATCTCATTGCTTCAGGGCGCGATGTTGCGCGCACTCAGCCAATTCAAAAGGACAGGTTTACTAGCCAAACCGGCATAGATCCTGCTACGGCATATTAAATGGCAAATGAAGACCAAGTAGAGACTCAGATCCCTGAAGACCTGACCGAAGAGGAACGGGCGCATAAGGTTTTGGTGGGCAACCTCGACGCGATCATAGGCCGGCTGGACAAAGAAGCCGACGAAAGGGTTGGTAAGCGCGACATCATTGAGTCGCGATGGCTCGATGATCTGTCGCAATACCATGGCCGCTATACGACCACCCTGAAAATGCAGCTCAAGGAAGCCCGCAAGTCCTCGCTGTATATCAATTCAACCCGGCCGAAGACGAACACCATGGCGTCCAGACTGTCTGACATGCTGTTCCCGACCGATGATCGCAACTGGGGGATCCAGCCTACACCAGTGCCCGAACTCACCGTAGAGGCCGAACAGGCGGCCACAGCAGCCGCTAATGCCGAGCTGGCTGCCGTTGATGATCCTGATAACCAGCAACTACAGGCTGAAGCCGATCAGGCTGGCGTGGCCACAAGAGAGATTCAGGCCCAGATGGATGAGGCCAAGCAGCGTGCGCGCAGCATGGAAGAAGAGATCAGCGACAATCTGAATCACTCCAAGTACGCCGCCCAGTGCCGCCAGGTGATCGAAGACGGTTGCAAGCTGGGAACGGGCATCATCAAGGGGCCAGTCACGGGTGATCGCAGCCGGGCGTCTTGGAAGCTGTACGACATCCTGAACCCGGAAAAGACCATCACAGGGCAGGAATACAGGCTTGATGATGTTGATGATCCCCGCCCGGTGTACTGGCGCGTGAATCCGTGGGACTACTTTCCCGACATGGATGCCGTCAATGCGGATGATAGCGAGGGCACCTTCGAGCGCCACCTGATGAACCCGAAGCAGTTGAAGCGCCTTTCTAAGCAGCCGGGCTTCGAGAAAAAGGCTATTCGGGAGCTACTGACTGATGGCACCCGCGACACCACTCCCACGTACATTGCGGATCTGCGTTCGATTACCGGCGCCTATCACGACAATTCAACTGATCGGTTTCATGTGTGGGAGTTTCATGGCCAGCTCACACTCGATGAAATGCGGGACATCGCCACGCTGCTGGAGCAAGAGGGCATCCTCGAAGACCTTCAGGGCATGACGGTGGATCCGCTGGACGAGCTGGAGGCCGTTGTCTGGTTCTGTCAGGGCAAGCTGCTGAAGTTTGGGCTGCATTACCTTGACAGTGGCGAGTCGATCTACAGCGTATTCAACCTTGAGAAGGATGACGCCAGCATCTTTGGCTTCGGCATCCCGTACATCATGCGTGACCCACAGAAGGCCATGGCGAGTGCCTGGCGGGCGCTGATGGACAACGCAGGGCTGTCATCCGGGCCACAGATTGTGGTCAATGAATCACTCATAGAGCCCATGAATGGCATCTGGGCGCTGGAACCACGCAAGCTCTGGCGTAAAAAGGCAGGTGGTAACAAGGGTGAGAAGCCTTTCGAGGTGTTCAATATCGACAGCAATATCGAGCAGCTCGGCGCTCTCATTGAAATGTGCAAGAAGAATATCGACGATGAGACCAATCTGCCGCTCATAGCCCAGGGTGAACAGGGCGCACACATCACCAAGACCGCGCAGGGCATGTCGCTGCTGATGAACAGCGTAAACGTGATATTCAGGCGCATCATCAAGAACTGGGATGATGACATCACCACGCCGACGATCCGGCGGATCTACCACTTCCTGATGCAGTTCAGCCCGAAGGAACACATCAAGGGTGATTACGACGTAGATGCGCGCGGAACCAGTGTATTGCTGGTGCGCGAAATGCAGAGCCAAAACCTGTTGCTATTCATTGGCAACTTCGCTGGCCATGCCGTGCTTGGCAAATATCTCAAGGACGAGGGTCTGCCGGCGCTTAGAAACCTCGCCCGCACCATGATGATCCCCGCCGATGACATTGTGAAGACCGACGAGGAAGTGGCGCAGGATAAGGCCAAGGCCGCTAAAGCCGAGAAGCCACCCGACATTGAGCTGCTGAAAGTTGAGGGTCAGATGAACCTCAAGCAGATGGAGATTGACGGTAAGCTGGAGCTGGCCGAGTTGGAGCGTGAAACCGCCCTGATTAAGCTGGCTGGTGAATCAAATACTAAACTTGACGTTCTGTACGCTACGTTAGAAGATGCTCGGGAAGACAGGCGCGCACGGATGGAGGGCCAACAGGCCGAGAGAGACTCCAAGGAGCGCATCATGGCTGCCGAGGCAGCAGTAACTCAGCGAGAAGGTAAAGGCGGCGGTGGTTACTTTTGAGTGAAATCACACACACGTTAGACCCCAAAAGCGAGACCTGGCGTGCCGTACTTGAGTACGCCAAGCAACGTCTGGCGTGCCGCCGGGGCAATCTGGAAGCCACGGGCTACGATCTGGCCGAAACCGAGAACCAGCGTGGCGCCATTGAGGAACTGAAACTATTGATTGAGCTTGGGGAGCCCGGCGCTATAATCGCACCCAGCGCTATAATCGCACCAACACCCGAGCTAGATGACCAGTGAAATGGAAGGAGCAATAGCTGAGCAGAGCGACAAAGATTGGCAAGCCGAACAGGACTTGCGCACGCTGATCTACGCCGAGTCGATCAAGACCGATCCGAAGCGGCTCAAGGCCGCCATGTCGATGAAGAAGAAACTGGTCAAGGCACTGGACAAAGCCGGAGAGTAGTTGAATGGGTAAGAACGACACCATTAAACCAACTGACCTCGATCTAGTCGATGACGCCCTCGATGATGAGGGAAAGACCGACGAAGAGATATTTAACGAATTAGATGAGGCAGACAACGCCGCAGATGATGACATCGCCGCCGACCCACAGGCCGCTGATGACTTTGACGCCGCGGGTTCTGCTGATGATGATGACGGGGCCGCGCAGACCCCGACCAAGGACAAGGACGCCGATCCTTGGGACTCTGCAAGCCCGGAGCTGAAGACTGCCCACAAGGCCGACCAAGCTCAAATCAAGAAACTTGAGCAGCGTGATCGCTCAAGCAAAGGCCGCCTGTCTGCCATGCAGCGCAGACTCAACGAGAGACCAGCACCCCAGCCGACCCCAGCCGCCGATGATACGGCCGCTGGCGACACTGGGGATGACACCAAGGGAAAGACAAATGACAACTGGAAACGGTTGGACGATGAATACCCTGAAGTCGCTGGCCCCGTTGATGAACGCTTTGACGGACAGGGCGCCGAGATTACGGAATTACGTCAGGAAGTCGCTGACCTAAAAGCCGGACAAAACGAAGAGATAGCAGTAACGCAACAAGCACTACTCGAAGAAGAGCATGAAGATTGGGAAGATGTGTTTGCCGCCAAAGGAACGCTGGAGTGGTTGAGTGACCAACCACGCCACATTCAAGAGGCCGCATATCGCAATGCTGAAGAGATCGTGGACGCCGAAGAGGCCGCTGATATTGTTAGCCGCCTGAAGGCCTTCCGTTCTGCCCAGCCAGGAAACTCTACTGGCAACAACGCAGACGAGTCTGATTCCGATACGGATGATGACACCGGAAAAGACACGGGACTCTCAGCTAGGCGCAAGCGCCAGCTTGATGCCAGCTCATCCTCACGTACCGGCGGTGCCGGTGCGGCTCATGGGATACCAGAAGACGGTGATGAAGCCGCGATCTGGGACGCTATGGACAAGCAGGAAGCGCGCAAAGCCAAGAGTGCCTGAATAAACTCAGGGACTATAGATCATGGGTATGACCAAGTATTCCGACGCGGGAGTGAGCCCGCGTACCAATGTCTATGCGGAAAGGCAAATGCTGAAACATGCAATGCCTGTCGTGATCCTCGACAAGTTCGGAGACATCAAGCCGATGCCGAAGAACAAGACGCAGACAATCAAATTCCGCCGGCCAAAAGTGTTTACGGCGGCCACGACACCACTGGTTGAAGGCGTTACGCCGACATCGACTCAGTTCAGCTATGAGGACGTTTCGGTAACGCTGAAACAGTACGGCCAGGTAGTAGAAGTAACGGATGTCATCGAAGATACCCACGAAGATCCGGTTATCAACGATGCTTCCGAGCAAGCGGGCGAGAACATTGGTCGCACGCTCGAAGCTCTGAACTGGGGCGTTTTACGTGCGGGAACGAACGTGTTCTACACGAACGGTACGTCTCGTACCGATGTCAATACCCCGGTGTCCCTCAACAAGCAGCGCGCTGTGATGCGGGCCTTGAAAGCTCAAAAGGCCTACAAGATCACACGCATCCTGTCTGCCAGCGTCAACTACGGCACCAAAGCAGTTGAAGCAGCATACGTGGCGGTTCATCACACTGATGTCGAGCAGGACATTCGTAACTTGGCAGGTTTCACGCCGACTTCCGAATATGGCCATCGCTCGCCTATCAGTGAGTACGAGCTGGGCACGGTTGAGGATGTTCGGTACGTCTGTTCGCCTGATCTGAGTTCATTCTTAGACGGCGGCGGCGCCAAGGCTGGATCCGGCACGACCATGGTATCCAATGCTGGTACGAGTGCTGACGTTTATCCAGTTCTCTACATCGGCAAGAACAGCTACGGTGTTGTACCACTTCGCGGTCAGGGCGCTGTATCCCCGACCATCTTGCGCCCCGGCGTCAAGTCCAAATCTGATCCCCTCGGTCAACGTGGGTACATCGGCTGGAAGACCTGGCACGCGGCCGTCATCCTGAACCAAGTGTGGATGGCTCGTCTTGAGTGCGCTGTAACGGCCCTGTAAAAGCCAAAACGCGACATAACTGGGTCTGACAGCACGTAGATCCAATAAGAGGAAATTCTTATGAACGGTCAAAATGTAGCAACAGGCTTTTTTCGGGGAACCGCATCAGCCGTAAATATCGAGTTGGGTTGGATCCCAGACTTCGTTCAGATTGTCAATCTGACCGATGGCGATGACATCTGGATGAACTTCATCAGCAAGGTAATTGCCTTTACCAGCGGCGGCACGACTGCGCTCAAGGCTGGTGACAAGCTCCACGGCAACACCAGTGATGCGGTCGCAATCATCCAAGAAGTCATTCTGGATACCGGAACATGGGCTGGCGGTGATGCCGCTGGTTGGTTGATTCTGGAGAAAGCGACGGAAGTCGGCACCTTCCAGGCCGAGACGGCATATCGTGAAGGCGTTGCCAGTGATGGCGATGACGAGATCACGGTTGCCGCTTCTGACAACGACGGTGTTGATATTGACACTGAGGTTGCTGGAACCACGACTGCGGCAACCGGAATCGTTGAGTACGAAGGCGTTGCAGGATCGAACGCCAAGGGCTTCACGGTCGGTGCAACGGCGAGTGAGGATGCCAAGCTGTTCGGCTACTTCGCTTATCGCGGTGATCCCAAGGTCGCCAACTCGGCGTAGCAGCAAGAGTCGAGTCTAAATAAGCAACCAGCGCCCCCGTCAG